TCCCTTTTTGGCTTCATTAAATGGCACTTTTACAAATCTTGGATCGTTGTTAAGATTTGTAGCCATTTCCCTAGTGGAAAGAGTTCCACCTGGGACAAGTTCTTCTCCAGTCGCCATCTCAAATGTTCTGCAAATTGCATCAGCACACCCCATGTTTCCACCTTGAGTACCTGGAGTTTTAGCGGTACTTAGTTTCCCGATGTTCATTTCTGCCGCACTCGCAATTGAGTCAGAAATTGAACCGCCAACTTGAGAAGTTGGAGTTGGCATCGCTGGTTGCTCTGGCGCTTCCCAGCCCTCCATCTCATTCCCGTATTTGAATATGTCTTTGATTACTTTACCAGTCTCTGGATCACGCATTCTACCCTGCGCGTCTCTGTTAATAAGAACGCTATCTTTTTCCCCAGTTACAGCATTTACAACAGGAACCTCTTCTGATTTTATTTCGCTAGCTTTTTGCTGAGCCCCAAGCAACGATGCGGCAGCTCTTGTTTGAGATGCTTCAAGCATTCCTTGTTTGTATTGCGCCTCAGCCCTAGCCCTTTCCGATGCAGACTGGCGTTCTTGCGCCCCAATGCCAAGTGTAAAGGCATTAGAGATACCTTGTGCTGCCGCTCGACCAAGGGCTAGCGATTGAGCTGGGGTGGTATTTGGATCTTTTCTTAATGCTTGAATTGGTTCAAGGTACGAATTTATATCGATTCCAAGACTTTTCCCAAGTTTTATGGCGGACTCAATGCTAACATCATCGGCCTTTACTTGGGCATCTAGCTTCTTACGTTCTTCACGGGCTTCACCAAAGCTTTTGATTCCTTGCCCAATAGCAGCCCCAAGGTTCTGCATTCCCTGGGCTTGAGTTTCAGCAGCCCTTGTGAAGCCAGAGTAATCCTGCACAAACATCCGTGGGTCTACACCCGCTCCTAGCATCTGTCCTTGTCCGTATGGCATATTATTAGTCCTTCATGTAAGTTGGAATGCTTTGGTCAAACCAAGCGACTCGTTGTGAAATGTTTTCAATTGTGCAATTTAGTTTTGGGCAATGCACAAATTTAGGGGCCGACTCCCTACGGTCAATACAAGCGGTACAAGCGTGTACATAATCGCAATTGTGCGTTCTGTCAATCATCTCTGACCACTTGCCATCTGTTTTCTCGTATCGGCTAGTCTGGATCGGCACATTGTTCTCCTCGCAGTACCTAAAAACATCGTCATGTGTCCAGTCGCGCATTGGGTAGAAGGCGTTGCATTGGCCGGGGTTGATTCGCACATCTACTCGCACCCCAGCGTCTCCACCGTAGATTGGATCAGAATCGCAGAGTTTGTGTCCTACCAGCATCCCATCCCATCCTGCAATAATGCCGGGATTCTTTGGGCGATTGTAAATATCCATCGCGCAGACCCATGGCTTTCCTTCCTCTATTGGTGTAATGCCAGTAGGGCAAGTCATGTCAGTATTGTCAAAAATGTATTTATTCTGCACCTCGAATTCATCGCCAGTTTGTTGAAACGCCGAGAATGTTGGATGCCATGTGTACACCTCAAGGCCCCATTCCTCAATTATGCGATTTTGGAATGCATATTTGCTTGGTTGCCATTGCTCGCGGTAGAATACAACTGGGACTTTTACGCCTACTTTCTTAAACACAAGGTCAAGCAACGCCATGCTATCTTTGCCACCGCTCCAAGCAAGGGATGGTTTTTTAGAGACACTCAGACATGTCTCGATATTCTTAATAGCTGACTGTACTTTTTTGAACATTAGATTGCAGCAATTGCTCCCGGAGCGGCCAAAGCTGTTCCTACCCCTTGAGCAACCCCGCCAATTGCCCCAAACAATCCAGATGAATAAGAAGCTTTTGCTTGTGCATTTGCTGCTTGAGCATTCATGATGTTCTGCCTTTGAGCCGCTCCAAGGTTGAGGAAGGCATCTGGTGAGAATAGCTGTGGCCCAACTTGTTGAGCAGATACTGGAACTCCACCAAGAAGACCAAGTCCGGGGCTATAGAAGTTCTGCCCAAGGTTATATGCTTGAGTGCCAAGTGAAGACGCTTGACTAAGCAATCCAGACTGACGGGCTAGGCGTTGGTTTTCAATATCCTGTGCAAGATCAGCAGTTCCAGTCTCAAGACCAGCAAGACCAGCCATTCCTTGTTGGGCGATACCACCATATTGAGCCGCCTCGGCTCGGCGTTGGGCTAGTGCCTGCTCCCTGTTCATTATCTCTGCGGAGATAGCGGCATTACCACCAATTCTACCAGATGCTGCTGAGGCTTCTCTAGCTGCTTGCTGTGACGAACGAAGTTGTTCCGGGGTCAGTCTTCCAGACCTTCCATAAGCCTCTTGTGCTGCTTGAGTTTGTAGGGCGGACAATCCACCATATTGCTGGGTAGCTTGCTTCTGTCGAGCAAGTGCTGCTTGAGCTTCTGGTGTCGCAAAGTCTTGATAGCCAGCCTGCATCTGACGGGCCTGCTCTGCAAGTCCACCCGATGCCTCAACCTCACGGGCTTGTTCTGGGGAAAGAGATTGGAGCAGCCCACGAACAGTCCCGACATTTCGACCCATTCCAGCCAACTCAAGCGAGCGAGCAAGATCAATCTGCTCTTGATTGAGGCGAGTAAACTGAGGACGGTACTGCTGCTCAAACGACAGAATGCTTGGTAGCGATTTCTGATAGGCCCTCAGCCCAGACATAATGTCTTTGCCGTAATCAACCTTTGGAGCTTGAACTGTTTTTGGTTTTTTTCCCATATGCGTGTTATTTAAGTTTGTTGTAAAATTCGTGCATGTCGTAGCACCTTAACCTATGGGAATTCTTGAAGTCCCGCTGAAATGAAATGTATTGGAAGTCGTCCACAAACTTGCGTAGTGCTTTTTCCATATTTCCCGTGCAGATTGTAACAAACAATGTGTCAGAATGTTCAAACAAACATGGTGTTTCTGGCGACTCAGAGTCAGAGAAATAACACATGGAGAAAGAATCTTGATCACAAACAACAATGCCATGACACAAGTGCCATGTAAGAAGTTGTTCGAAATCAATATCATGTTCTTCATAAAGTGCTATAGTTGATTCTAGTGGTGTCATTAAATCTTAATGCAGTAAAGCATAGCGATGTTAGATGGACGCGTCTCACTACCTGTAGTGCCGCTATTTGGAGATTCTACTGTAATCGTGTGATTGTGCGCCCCAGCCGCTCCTGTAGAAGTAGAACCAGCCCCAATAACATATATTGTTCCAGATGAAAGAGGTGCATCCTGTCTAGTTCCAGTTCCAGTCTGCCCAGTCGAGTGAGTGTGATCTCCTGCTGCGCTAGATGACGCGGAATGACCGTGAGTTTGGAACATGTGGGATTGTTTTGCCCCAAATGTTCCAGATGCCGTGCCATCGCTGTTCGTTCCGCTTCCGCGAACGAAGTAACCACGCAGATCAGGCAACGCAAATGTCGTACTACCATCACCTGCTCCATATGTGGTTCCAATTGCAGCAAAAAGAGCAGCATAAAGAGTTCTGCTTACCGCTGACCCATTAGCAGCCAACCAGCCACTCGGTGCTGAGTTCATAGCAAATGCCATTACAGCACCAGATGGTACAAATACTACCGCTGTGTTTAATTTTTCTGCGGTTACCGCGCCATTAAGTATTTTTGATGTCACAACCGAGTTGGTTGCTAATTCATTAGAGGTAATTCCACCAGCAGACACGGCAAGTTTGCCCGGAGACACAACCTGCAAGGTGGTTCCTTGGATTGCATCGCTGGTAAATGTCGTATCATCAATGATGTTATTCAGCTTGGAACTGGTAATTGTGTCAGTCCCAGAGAATGTGTAGGTTGTATTTACAACGCCCATATTATTTTTGTGATAGAATTTGTCTATTAGTGATGGAACCCGCCACTTGAATAGAGTGGATCTTAGGTGAGCCGACAGTCCTTGTCAATGTGATAGTCCCAGTGTAGCCCCGCTGACCACCAAGTCTGCATCGGATGCTTGCGGTTTCAGCCTCGTTCGGGCTGCTAGGTGATAGGATCTGCCCACCAAGGAATGTGGTGGTGGTTCCTATGCTTTCTGCGGAATCTGGGTCTTCAGTGGCAAATGCTATATCATACTCGCCAGTTTCTCCAGCCAAGTTCTGCATTTGAACCTGTGCGTCTGTAAACCTCTTGCGTTCAAGGGTCTTGAAGTCGTACCCACGGCTAGTCACATACGAGTTGATTGTTGGAGTAACCACGCCTGTATTTTCATTTGTGACGCTCAAGCGGTCTACTGACGAGTCGACAGCGTCAATCTGGTGCAATCCACCATTTGAGCTAACGGCATATAGGTTATTACGCACTCCAGCACTAGCCGTAATAAAGTTCTTAATTAAAAACCTAGAATCTCCATAAGTATCCAGCGATTCCCAGCCTTTATTCAAGAAATTATAGACCAGAACCGCGTTATTACCACGCGCATCACCACCTCCAGCTACGGAATCCAGTGGAACAGCGATGTAGTAGCGGTTGTTAAAGTAGATCGCTACCGATTCACCCGCAAGATCCTTGTTGATGCGGTCAATATACGGCTGGATGTTTTTTGAAAGTGGCTCCTCCGTGCCACGAAGGTTATAATCGTTTAGGAAGGTTAGCCCGTAAATTCCCTCATCGGCCAAGAATAGCATGTTATTAGCTTGCATGACCACGGATTTCCTAGCCAAACACCCAACCTCGCCAGTGAGTTCCTTAACTATGGTGTCCGATAGGCTTCCTTGGGTCTGCGCCACAAGGTGGATGCTATTGCGGTTCAAAACCACCAATGAGTCGTCATAGAACCCATGCATCGCCACAACATAGTCGGCAGTACCACCAGTGATACGGAATTGGTTTTCGATCTGGTCGAAGGTTGTGGTGTCCAGTAGGTCGGAAACCGCAATCTCGTCGGAGATTTTCCTGCTGGTGTAGACTGGTGCGCTGTAAGAACCAGACTGGTCGTAGTAAAATGGAACAAACAACCTGCGTTGAAAGTAAGTACCCCAAGGTGCTCCGGGTTGATGCATGAACCCACCGCCCTCAGTGAACCTGCCACCAAACTCAAGCTGCTGGCTGGAACTTCCAGATGAAATGTTTCCTACTGGGGCATAAAATGTCAGCGTGGTTGCAGTGGCTGAAACAACTTGAAATTGTTTTCCTACAATTGATGTGAACTCTGGAATGGTCGCCTCGTAAATAACAATGACATCGCCAGCAAAAATAGTAGTGTTTCCTAAAGTGGCCTTGGTAACTGTGACCAATCCGCTTGATACGGTTACATCTGAACCAGTAACAATAAATGTCTGTGGCTGGGTGTAACCCCCGCCGGGAGACAGAGTAAATCCATCCGTCATTGTGGCTATGGTCACCCCAAAGGTCTGTGTTTGGCTTGTAGGCCCGACATAGGTAAAGGTGTCTTGATCGACAATTGACGCAACTGTGAATGTGCCGTTAGGTGGAGTTCCACCAGTAAGACCTGCAATTACCACGGACGATCCAGCGGTAAGTCCATGATCACGAACACTAACCGTAACGGTAGTCGTGCCACCTTGTGACGCAGAAAGAATCGCCCTGCCATTAGGATACCACTCCAATGCCTGCATCCCGTCACGGAAAAGCATGACTTTGTCGAAGCATTGGATCATGTCACACGCACTGCTGATCGTAGCCCCTACAGGGTATGGGATAGTCGTTGCGGTGTAAGGTGTCGTGGATAGGTCGATTTTCTTCGCCAGAGTTTCCAGCGCAACAATGATGTATTCCTTGTTTGACTCGTTAGGGTCGGAGAACAGGCAGGATGCCAACACATCGCTGGCGGCAGCATCGTTGATATTGATCTGGGTAATCCTTGGAGTTGTCCCTAGTGCCACAGCAGTCACCCCAGTAACAGGGAAGGTCAATGTGTTTATTGTAGCCGCAGTCACAGCCTTAACACCATTGTTATTCGTGCCAGTAAATGTAAGCCCACTAATCGTAAGATTGCCTGGCTCGCCAATAGCCAATCCATGCCCAGTTACGGTAATCGTCACCACATCCGCAGCATACGAAACTGCTGTAATCGCCAAGTAGAATGGGCTAGGAAGGATATGGAACGGGAGATTCAACGGAGAACCACCAGTAGTCAGCGCGGGGCTAACGGACACCACGCTTTTACGCGGCCTCCAGAAGCCTTCCATACGCCCATTAAGGCTCTCCCTTACCTCACCTGCCTCCAACTGGTTAAGCTGCAATCTCTGGTTGACTGCAAAGAACCCACGATCACCATCTGAGGCAATCGAGTCGTCCATCCCACCAGTGGAACGGAATTGAGACATTATTCAAAGTAAGCAATAACAACGCCGCTAGTCACCGCAACCGACGAAAATCGGCCACCAATACCCAAACCAGCGGGAAGGGTAATGGACTGCAAGCGGGTCGGGTTAACAACGTTGCCAGACGCGCTAGCAACAGTACCAAGCACCGCATCATTCACAACTTGAATCCAGCGGATGTTGCCAGTGTAGGACGTACCAGCATTAAGCACAGTACTTCCATTCTGGCCCTGTAAATCGTACGCGACAGGAGTAGACATAAATAATTAAAGTTACACCTCCCCAATCGAGGAAGTTCAACCAAATCCTACAGAAATCCACAATAATGTCAACAACATCGTTAAGCATCATCTCAACCACCATATCAACCCTAACCGCCATCATCAAACTTATAATTACGATACCCGCTCTTTAACCAACCCACTAACGCGGAAGTCCACCGCAAATCTCCGATAGTAGGTTGCCCAGTTAGCCATTTTTTGTTGGGCTGGCTAAACCACGATTGTCCCCCTTTAGGCATTTTTTGTCCGGCTGATTTATGGATGTCAGTGTAATCGTCATCGCCGGTGTCGACCCCCTCCCCCCTGCTGTGCTGTCGTGTCGTGTGGTATCGTGTGCATCGCGTGTGTGGTATGGCATGGCGTGTGATCCGTGAATGTTAAACGCTTGTTTAAATCATACGCTTCATGCTATGGCTTGGCCATGGGTTGCGTGCTATGTTCGAGCTTGCGTGATACCTTAGTGCTTAGCTCAACAATGCCAGGGAATACCTTATCGGCGTACTACACAATAGGTTGATGTTCGGGTGAATAGTGTTCACTTGCATACTACATCTTGCGCTTTCCCTTAACGCAACTTAGTTGCAATAAGAAGAAAAAGCTTGACACATTTTCCATCTTGGATATAATGGCTGCGCCAACCGAAAGACAAAGCCATCCGACCATAGGAGGATGTGCGACTCGTCAAGCCTTAAGACATTGGTTTCCTACTTAAGCTCTCGCATCAAACATTCCTCACGCGTTGTGCATTTTGATTGTGATTGGTGAATGGATTCTCTGATGCTTCATTCTATTCCCTAGGCCTTTCAATCCTTCGCTTGCCTTGTTTGTCTCGCCTCTCGTTTTTCGTTTATTCGATCATAAGGGCATGATCTTAGACGCTTCGATTGATGGCTTGCCTTGCTTTCCCTTTCAGACTGGTGGTCAAATTATCGCGTTGAGTGTGATTTTCTCTTGGCTTGTGGGTTGCGTGAAACCGCTTAAATTTAAGGGTTTCGAGACTTGGCAAGCACAAAGTGAAAATTTATTTTCAATCATCGAATGTTTTTTATTGGCAATTTAGTCACGCCGTGCGAATGTTCTCCCGTTGCCAGCAAATAAGGCACACCAAACAAACAACGATGCAAACCATGATTACACTACATCACAATCAAGTCGTTCGCGGGGCTGGATTCAGCCGATACGCAAACAAGATCACAATTGGAACAGCTCGCGGATATGCATCACAATACGGAGGATGCCCCGAATCGTCTCACGCTGAATGCGTGGCTCGCGGCCATGCCACAGCTTGGACGAATCAAAAATCCGCGATGATTTGCGCTGACTACCAAGGCAAGGCCGAAGCGCACGAGAATGAATTGCAGGAAATTAAGGATTCCGTGATTCTAGCTGACAATCAAATCGTTTCCATTGAAGGTGAGCAATTCAAGGTTTTGATTGCTGGTGAGGAGTTCAGCGATCCAATTCACTTCAAGCGCATCTAATCAATCAAGCAGGGTTCGATCCCCTGCTCAACCTAACCACTACGATACAAAATGAAATATCTGCCAACAATCAACCTTTGGGAATCTGGAATTCAAGAAGCAATCCTTCGCGGTCAGCTTAAGCTTCAATGTGGCCAATGGGTCAAGTGTGGAAGTGAGAAGCCCTCTCGTTTCGTCAAGGCCATGACGCATTCAATTTGGGCGGCTCACCCACAAGGCACGCCACAAGCCACTCGTGAGAGGTTCCTTTCCCTTGTCGCAATCTCAAAACGATAAACCAAAACCAACGATACATGACAACGAAACAAATTAAAGCTGTGGGCCTTGTGCTCAATCACAAAAATTGGACGAATCTTACCCTGCGCGAACTGGTGGACGCGGGGAGAATCCAAGCAGACGACAAAAAAGTCATTGGCGACTTTACCAAGGCCGCGCTTGGCGAACCTCGTGATATGGACGAATGGAATGAGCAAAGGGAAATCCCCGCGCTTGTGATCCTTGCTCTTCAAGGTCTTGCCATTGGAAAGGGGGAAGCATGAACAAAGAAATCACTTTGAAAACCTACGCGCTTGCCATCTTCGGGCTTGCGTTGCTCCTACTTGCCCTTGCCATCCAAGGCGGGGCGTGGGGGCCGTCTGACCTTGAACTTTTCAAACGGGCGGCGGGGCTTTAAACTTTCCATTCTTTTTCCTTGCTTGTCCGCTTTTTGTTGGCAAGCTATCCACATGACACGGCGCGACCCGCGAAGCAGGGCGAAATAACCTTAAAAATAGAATACAACGATGAACAAAAGACAAAAGACAGCCGTATTTTTTGACCGCATGACAAACCTTGGTTTTTCCCATGCCGAGACGGATGCATTGCTTAAAGCCGAACGCGCCCTTTCCCGCTTTGCCGAACTTGAATGCGGGATTTCCGATTGCAACCGCTCAATCAGTGTTTTCCGCGATGAAGAAACGGGACGGCCATTCTACCGCGTGGAGTACCGCGTTGGCAATGATTGGAAAGAACGCATCGAACCCAAACGGGACACGGAAAAGGCCGCATTGCAAACCGTTGCGCGGATTCTGGAAAGAAAACCCGGCTTTTCCGCTTTCCATCAGACTGACCCGCGTGGGGTTTCCTTGTACATCATCCGCCCTGGAGACATCGAAGCGGGGGAAGATGTCCGCCGTCTTTACAATCGCGGCCTTGCAATGGCCATTTGACAAGTCGAAACGCCGCTAGGCGTCTGCGGGTGATGCTCGCACTGATGAGACTAAACAAACGAAAGACAACGATATGACAACGACACACACACACACAAGCGGCCCATGGACTATTGAAGCGCCTTCGAAAGGTTGCGCTTTTCCAATCATCCACGGGGGGGACGACTATGCCGAGCTTGCAATCGTTTACAGTGGCGACGCTGACAAGCGCCTTATCGCGTCCGCGCCTGAAATGCTTGAAGCCCTGCGAAACCTTACGCATCCAATGGCATCCGATGAGGACTTGCAACACGCGCTTGCCGTGATTGCCAAGGCGGAAGGGAGGGCTGAACCATGATCGAAAACACCTTTATCGTGATCGACGCCTCAACTGGCAGGGCTGTCGCTGAATTGCCCGACAGAATAGCGCGGAAGGTGGACCTGAAAAAATACCGCCTTGCGCGGCCGTCCGACTACCTGCCAACACTCAACACGAAGGGAAAAATGGAACCATGAGACTTGCACAATTCGCCTGTTCGCTTTGTGGCAGTCGCCACTGGCCAGATCCAGACTCAAGCTGTCCGCTTTGCCAGCCGTCCGACTATGACCCCGAAGACCGCTGGAAATACGAACCAGACCCTGACCGAGAGCGCGACGATTACGAAGCCCGCGCAATGATGGACGAATCTTAAAACATAAAAATGGATGAAACTAATAAAAACGAAAAAAGCAGGTGGCTCCAGATTCCACTGGTACGGAACCAAGTGGTGCATCATGGCTGGATCTAAAAGGCACAACCCGATGCTAGGAATTTACGATCCTGGTGCTCATGCCGTATCAATCACCCGCCACGAAGCCGCTTGCATCCTTTGGGATGCTTGGCGCAAGGGAAAGGGGCCCGCATGAACTACCCACCGCATGATGAAGAGTCATTCTGGGGCTGTGTCTGGCTCTTGGTCATTGTCATTTTGCTTTGGCTTGTGAACGGAGGTACTTCACTATGATCACAGATTTCCAGAAACTACTGACGGAGACGGCGCGTGTTTTCGATGTAACGCCCGAGGCTATTCTTGCCAAGGGTCGGAAAAAAGAAATTGCCCTGGCGCGGCAGGTGGTGATGGCCCTTTGGAGCGATCATCACTCATTCCAAGACGCCACAAACCGAGTCAACAGAACCTGCCATAATACGGCAATGTACGCACGGGAGCGGATCATCAACCGAGCCGAACTCGACCCGAACTTTGCGCGTATCGTGGCAGGAATCGCCGCCCGATGCCAGCATGAGGAACCAGAAGAAAAAAATCGCGTTCCATCCACTTTTTGCTTGGAAGAGCGAAATAATAGTACAAACTAACCCCAACCCAACCCCAAAACAACGATGAAACAACTACTAAACATAACGGCATTGCACTACTGCAATAACGGACAAGCATACGAGGCAACTTATTCGTTTATTCGTAAGCGTTCAGCCCCAAAGCCCACATTTACAGGAGCGGCGAGGATGATCGCACGATTATTCAACGATGATCGTCGTGATGAATCCGAACCAATAACCAAACCATCTGACATTTCGGTTTGCCGAATCGAGTGCAGTCTGTATGTCTAACCCCAACACCAAAAACGAAATGGACTACGAAATCACAATTGCATTCAGCAAAAACCATGAGATGACTTGGTCATGCGATGGCAAGACCAAAGAACAAACAGAAGCACTAGCCGAAACCATAAGGGCTAAATACCCCGATGCGCAGGTGACAATCGAAGAGAAGACAAACATATTTGCCTAAACCAATGGAAAACAACGACACAAAAACAGAAGCGATTGCGGCGCATGAACCGCAAAACACAGGCATTCTGGCGCAAGTAGCGGCTGAAACACAGGCATTCGAGCTTGTCCAGAGACAGGCGATGATGCTCTCAAAGTCAACCCTAGTCCCCAAGGACTTTGCCGGCAATGTGGCGAACTGCGCGATTGCTCTCAATGTGGCAAAGCGCACAAGGCTTGACCCTCTTATGGTCTGCCAGAACTTGGCAATCATCCACGGGCGACCCTCATGGTCTGCGACTGCGCTTATTGGTATGATTAACGCAAGTGGAAAGTTTAGCCCTCTGCGTTTTGTGTTTGACAGCGACGAAGCTCCTACTTGGTGCTATGCCGTGGCCCGTGATATGGCAACAGGCGAAGAGCTAAAAGGCGAGCGCATCACTCTAGAGATGGCGAAAAAAGAAGGCTGGAGCACAAAGAACGGGAGCAAATGGCTTACCATGCCTGGTCAGATGCTCCGATACCGCGCCGCTTCATTCTGGAGTCGTGCTTACGCCTCGGATATGTCGCTGGGCATGTATACGCAAGACGAAGTGCGCGACTTTGCCGAACCCCCGCGCAATGTCACACCAGCCAAAGTAAACCCATTCGTAGCGGAACCCGAACCCGAAGAACCCGCCGAGTCTATCGTGCAGGATGTTGAGGTTGTGGTGGAGGAACCCAAGCCCGAGGCTAAACCAAAGAGTGATTACAACACCCACGCCGAGAACATTGCGGAAATGTTTGAATCTATAGCCAAGAAGTCGAAACAATGAGAGTCACCCACACACCATTTAGCACACCCGTCCGAGTAATCGGGCGGGATGCAGAACTCACCATTGCCCTCATCCAAGCACTCGGACGCAACGCCGCCCCAAATGCTGGTTGGCTTCACAAAACAATCGAAACAATCAGACACTTCATCCGATGAAAATCGAAACAAACTGCCAAGACTACTATTCACGCACCGCAACCCGCCTCAATCCAAGGGGCGGGCCGGTGTCCAAGAGTCTGCTCTTTGACTTCCACAAAAGCCCTTACAAGTGGCTCCACGGGCGAAATAAGGAGGTTTCAAAGGCCATGGAACTAGGCACGATTATCCACTATGCCGTTCTTGAGCCAGAAAAGCCCCTAGAATCGCTTGTAGCGGTTAGCCCCTATGTGGACTACCGAACCAAGGAGGCGCGGGAATGGAGGGATTTACAGCGTGAGTCAGGAAAGATCATCGCCACAGCCGAGGAGGTGCATATCGCTCAAGATTGCGCCGAGGTATTCAATGAGGAGTATGCCCAGAAGTTCGCAGCTGAAACGCAGAACGAGGTCGCGGTCTTCGGGGAGATCGGGGAAACCGAGGTCAAAGGCATGATTGACATTGTGCCGACTGGTCTGGATTGCCTCATCGACCTCAAGACTACCGCCAGCATTGACAGCCTTGACAATCTCCAACGGAACATCGTGAACCGAGGGATGCACTGGCAATCCGCCTTGTATCTCGACCTATGGAACGCCGCCAGCGGGGAGAAGCGCACAAGATTTGTCTTTTGCTTCCTCGAAACCGATCACCCCTACGAAACTGCGTGGGTAGAATTGTCTGAAAATTTGATTGACATTGGTCGTGCTGGATACATGAATGCCATAGCGAAATGGCAAACCTGTGTTGCCACCGACACTTGGCCAAAAGCCGTTGAAGGAATCGCAATGATTGAAACACCGAAATACATACAACAATGAAACAAACTATAGACATATCACTCGACACAACCAAGATCGACAAGACCGCACTGTACGAATCGCCGAAGAACGGGAAGAAATACCTGAACATCGCCGTTCTAATCCGTGAGGAGAAGGACAAGTATGGGTATGACGGATTCGTCGTCCAGAAGATCAGCAAAGAGCGCAAGGCGGCTGGAGAAAAAGGCCCAATCCTTGGTAACTGCAAGATCATGGACTGGGACGCGCCGAAAGCACCCAACGACCACCAGCAAGCAAAGTCTAATGGCTATGCGAAGGATGCGTGGGACAAGGATGATATGGACGATGTGCCGTTTTAGTCTACAGAAATCATCCGAGCGATAACGGAAGTTCATGTCCCATGGCCCGTGGGTTTATCGCAGGGCAATCACTTTCCAAAACACAACAATGCAATTTGAAATCCTAACACCGATGGAAGCCGAGAAAGAAGGCTACCTTTCACTTACCACTCCATACCGAGACGAGTACGAGCATGAGATGCGCTGGTTTAGATCCGTGCTAAAAGACATGCGCGGATGCAAAGCCGTCATCATCGACACAGGCAGGGGCTACGAGGTAGCGCGTCACAAATCGGAACTAATCCTAGCCGAACCACGATGAGCGGACTATTTCCAGACTTACCAGAGGAGCTGTCACCAAGGCTCAAGTGGATGCTTAAGCGTAACATCAAGACACTTCGCCGCGAGGATGGGAAATGGGTGGCATTCAAGTCGGAGACGCGCTTCAACAACTCGGACGAGAACGAGGTTGATGCTGTAGTCGGACTCGCTAAGAAATTAAAGCTGAAATTGTGGAGCGAATGAAGCACCAAACTATCATCGGTATCGACAATGGAATAAGGGGTGGCCTATGTGTTATCTCATCCTTTGACGGATCAGTGATAGGTTACATAGCGATGCCAATCAAACAAGTCGGTGGAAAGTCTGAGGTCGATGTAAATTTACTGCTCGAGTGGATTGAACCATATAGAAAGAGCGTGATGATTTGCATCGAGGAACCGACGAAACACACGAAGTCATCTCAAGCTATGCGCTCAATGAGCATATCTTTCGGATTGATTGTAGGCGCATGTGAAGCAAAGAAATATGATGTTCGCAGGGTTCAGGTTAAAGAATGGCAAAATGAGGTACTTGGTAAGAAGCTGATGAAAGGAACAACTAAACCAGTCGCACTGGAAGTAGCTAAAAAATTGTGGCCTGAAGAGAGCTGGCTTGCCACAAGCAGGAGTAAAGTGCCACATGATGGATTGATTGATGCGGCATTGGTAGCTTTTTACCACTACAACCAAACGAAGCAATGAAAGAAGACCAAATCGCCAACCTCGTATCAGACATATGGTATCAGCACCCATTCTGGCCCACGACCTTCGGACCATGCTCCAACGAAGGATGTCCAGAAACTGCCCGTGGTGGCCGCAAGTGCAAGGAATGCCTAAAAAAACAACTTTCTGCATTGACCTCCGAGGAATTTGCGACAGACTTCTACCAAGCATTAGCTGATGTCCGTAAGTGCGAGCACAGGCTAGTGTATGGAGAACACGAAACAAACAACGAAAAACGATGAAAGTTAATTACTACGCAATCATTAGCGACTGCCTAGAAACAGGTTGCCGCCGAGGAGTACAACGAGCATTCAAGCATACGGATGACCCAACTTTGGATCAAATCCAAGAGGCTGTCTACGATGCTGTCATGATAGAGCTTAACGAGAAGTTCTATTTCGCCGCCCCGAAGGAAGAAGAGATTGACCCCTACGAACTCTAATTATGAAAAAAAGCATCACACACAGACTGGAATCATGGCTTCTCCGAGGCTATGGGATCACTCCACTGCAAGCCCTTGAGAAGTGGGGTTGCATGAGGTTGTCAGCACGGATCAAGGAACTGCGCGATGCAGGATTCCCAATTGTAACCGAGGTAGCCAAGCAGAACGGCAAGAGCTTTGCTCGCTATCGCATGTCTAAGGCCGCATAACCAATAAAAACCAATGAGTGCAATAGATACAACGATTGACAAGATAATTGAAGAGAAGAACGATGCCATCGCCAAGATGGAATGGTGGCGTAAGGAAGCTGAAAGGTGGAGGCATCAAGCACTTGACTTGGACGCGCAGATTGAATCCGCAGTCTCCAACTTGACAGCTAGGCTGAATCGAGTTGAGAAGCAACTTCAACAATTCACCGACATTGATCTATGAGTGCAGGCAAAGGAGACACCCCAAGGCCCGTAGATCCAACGATTTACGGAAGCAACTACAACGATATTTTCAGAAAAGACGAATGCCAAAACAAACCAAAGACAACGGGTTCCGACTCGTCGCGGGAAGACCAAGACTCAAGCCATGGGAGCAGCGAATCACCGCTACATTCCGATTGAGCTACGAGACCTACCAGCGGATTCAAAGGTTAGCCAAGCGAGAGGGAACCACAATCTCCAAGGCCCTTGAGAGGCTAGTGAGAACCGAGGAGTCCGAGCGCATCGAACCGACAATTCCAGTAGACTACAGCAAGATTCACCACCGCGAGCGTGGCTATACCGTAACCAAGATACTAGACAAACACTTCAAATGAAACTAACCGAAGAACAACTAAATACGATACTAGAGCATTACTCCAAGATGAATCATGCTTGTATGGATGCAATGGTGGTTGGATGCCTAGACCCAGATGGGCCGCTCTATGACGCAATCTGGAGAGGGTTTGAGGATATGCTGTCAATCATCGACCCGCACGACTGGATCTCATGGTACATTTATGACAATGACATGGGCAAAGGTGAGCTGACGGCAGAGCTTGGATCGAAGCTAATCAAGGTCAAGAACCCTAAAATCCTTCTGGAGGTAATCAACTCATGATACTTAAGGGTTTCCCAAGACGCTACGAGAATGCCCCTCCTGCCGTTGGTGACGAGTGGCTGGCACATTACCGCCAAGGACTCGCTACAGTCGATTCTGGGGGCATTGTGGTGATGTACGGGGCGCATGGCACAGGTAAGACCCGCATGGCGTGGGAAATTGCACGAAAAGCCACCCCACAGGACTCGCATTACGCAACAGGTGGACTTGGCTGGAACGCCGGCAGGAAGGAACGACCCGCCATTTACACAACGGCTGTTGGTCTTTTCCTTGAGATTCGGGACACCTTCCGACAAGACTCTGAGTTCTCCGAGATGCAAGTGGTAAAAAAGTACACCGATGCTGGACTCCTGGTCATCGACGAGTTCCAAGAGCGCGGTGAGACGGACTTCGAGAACAAGAAGATTACGACCATCATCGACGCACGATACGCACACGAAAGGCCCACGATCCTCATTACGAACTACACCCGTGAGAAGCTAGCCTCGACGCTATCGCCAGCAGTCCTGGATAGAATCCGCGAGAACGGGTGCGGATTGCATTTTAACTGGACAAGCTACCGAAAACAGGGTAGCATCTAGGCAATCCAGCACTCTGGAGGTGGAAGGCATAGCCTTTAGCCTCGCCCAGCCGAGCAGGAAAGTTCCAGCTCTATATCGAATTGCTGGGCGGGGTTTCACCTATTGCTCTCGGCCCATATCAAGCCAGCATTTGCTGCAGCGTAAGACAAATACACCAACGCCCACGGAGCGTCACCCTTAAACGCATAACTTGCCCCAGCTGCCGTGTAAAGTAACATAGCAGCTAGGACAATTATTTGCTCAAAGCTCATGCCACGGAATAGAAGTGACCCTTGGGTGTCTTCCGCAAGACCAGCTTACCACTTTTAACCGCGATATTCAGTACCCGTCTAGCTCCCTCTGTATGCATCTCTGCTTTGTCGGCGTACTCTGCTGCGGTGAATTCGTCGTCGCGTTTAGGCTCCTGCACCCCCGTGATTTTGAGGGCTTGTTCTAGTGCTGTCAGTGCTACTTGTGCTTTCGTTCTCATTGGTTCAGTTGGTTGGTGGTTGTTAGAGAATTCCGTGAGGGCTGACCCATACGCCATCCTCGTTAGTCGCGTGCCATGCCTGCCAACTACCTGTCTTGGTGTTGATGAGGCCAAACAGGAAGCCCTGTCTCCAGCCATGCTTGGCTTGGTAGCGATCTGCGTAGGTCATCTGGTCGATGTCAGCGAGGCATCCAACTGAGAATGCCATTCCACCATCCACATGGCGAGCGTGATAGGTTGCTGGTGCATGTACATGTCCGTGGATGCATGAACCCCACCCGTCAAAGTGTGCCTTGGCTGCGTGAACGGAGGACTTGAACCCGTGGATTAACTTAGGCCCACCCTCTGGCATGCGTAGGTAACGTGACACATGGTAGGGGCAAGTCTTGATTTTCATCTGCTTGAACTCGTCCTCGATGTTAGCCCAAAGTTCCAAGCACCTTTCGCGCAACATGCCATCAGAACATCCAGTAGAATGGAGTGCTAGGCGATCCTCATGATTTCCAATCGTTAGGTAATGAGGCTGGAACTGGCGGATAAACTCCATACCCATCTGAACATCGTCTGAAATGCCGTCTGCCTTCTCCTCAATGGATGCTCCGCGCCTAAGTGGGCTGAGGTCGATGAAGTCACCTAAATGGATGCGGTAATGCGCTCCCCAAGTCTTGTTGAAATCTAGTGCTTTCTTGATTGCCTTAGGACATCCAAGCACACCATGATTGTCAGCAACAACGATAAATTTCTTGTACGAGGCCATATTGGTTATGCGTTAATGTTTGCGGTTGCGAATGGAGAGAATGTTTTATGCAGCAACAAGGACTGTTCCTTGTAAGCATTAGCAGCATCTTCTAACTGGTCAAAGCAACCAAGTCGTTTTCTTTTACCATCCACCATTATTTCGGCAACCCATTTCCTTAGGTTTTTGTACCAAGAAACACCCTTGTGTCCTGATTTATTGTTCCTGTTTTTGCTTCTATTGTGACCGTTTTCGATGTGATTAGCCAATCTCAAGTTATTTGGACGGTTGTTTGTAGCATCACCGTCAATGTGATCAACCTCCAAGTCGCTCGGATCAACTTTATTTGCAAGCATGTAGACAAGTCTATGTGCCTTGTACAGAGATCCAGCTAAACGGACCTCCCAATGCTTGTATCCATTTCCGGGCGAGTGAATGTTTCCAGCATGCTTTCCAGCAAATTGGGAACTCCAAATGCGCCAACCTCGCAATGTCTTAAAGTGTGACGATGGCCTTTCTTTTTTCCATTGGATTCCAGATGGCGAGTCGTCCGACAATTCAAAGCACTCCTCAAGGAAGCTCAATTCTGGCAGTTGTTTATGTCTCATTGTTTCTTTGGTTGTTGTTGTAGTTTGTTCCACGCTGGGAAGAACAAGTGGTCCAAGCACCTGACAACACCCTCTTCCACTTCCTCGAAAGGTTTGCAGTGACCAATCCCGCCAATGGCGAAAGCAGCGTGCATCATTTCGTGTCTGAGAGTGTCAAGCATCACCTTGATGTCGCCATTGCGCAGGGTAATGGTAAGGTCGTCAAGCGAAAAATTGCCGTATTCTTCAATATTTTCAGCAATGATAATCTTCACCTTCAGCCCACCGACATGGATGTGCTTGGGGAAGTTCATCGCGTAGCTTGGAAATGCATCCCATCCCGGCTCCAAAAAGCACCAGCAGGAAGCCAACCTTCTTTGGCGAATTCCTCCATCACCTCGATGGGCATGTTGGCACTGCTAGGCCAATGCTCCCTGTTGCCATTAGTACTAGGGGCAAGGTCGATAGCGGCTCCCCTAGCGTGTAAGGAAGGCGTAGAACCACCTCTC